CATCTATTCCATAAGGCTCCCTAGAAGTAAATATAAAAGCATATTGCCTTATACTATCTCCATTAACATACTTTTTCAGTATAGGCTCTATTGGTACTTCCTCTATAGAATAAGTCTCCGCCTCAGGCTCTAGATAATTCACATTAACTCTTATAGCATTATTAAAGGTATCTAAATGAGGACAGTTCCTTATATAATCTCTTAATGCTTTAATTATCATTTACTTCTACCTCCTACAAACTGAGCTATAGATTTAACTACGTCATTACCTCTATCACTCCACATTCTTTTATCCCAAAACTTACCTCTAAGTCCTCCTAAAGATGTTCCCTGCTTCCCTAATCCTTTATTTGTATAATAAGCTTTTTTAGCATAAGGAGCATTATAAACAACCTTGCTTACTTTTATTTCAACCATCATATCTTTAAGCCTACCCGTTTTTAAAGGAGCATAATTATTCATCCACTTTGCACATTCCTTTGTAAACTTTTCTTGTGCTTGGCCATCTTTGTTTAGGTTTCTCTTTAAAAGAATTCTACCTGTATCATCCATTTTAATTGTTACTTTAGTAGCCATAATTAAACACCTTCAATCTCAAAATGACCAGATAAAGGATTTACAGATTTTATATCTACAACATCATCAAACTCATTTTCTAAATCAGCTATTCGATAAGTTCTAACTCCTGTAATTTCAAAGTCAACCTCACCCTTAACAATTTTATCTCCTATGGCAAATGTAAAATACTTAATTCTATCTTCATCTGATAACTTAGCAAATCTCTTAGGACTTACATAATTATCTAGCTTATCTACAAAAATAAGTATACTGTCAGCTAGTAATAACCCTTTATCACTTACAGTACCGTTCCTTTTTCCTTGCCAATTAACACCTTTAATAACTGTTCTTTGATATTTATCAACACCACTATCAACATCCACATATCTGTTATATATAGTTATATCTGAATTTTTAAATAACACTGCCATATTAAAACATCCTCACATAAGGAGTAGGTAGCAACGATATAACATCAGAAGTCATTGACCAAGCTTCCACATTACTATCAAAACTAATACTTTGATTACCTTCACTCATGGATTTCACACCAACTAACTTAGTCGAATTTATCCTATTTGCATTTTCTATTAACTGATCTATAGCCAAAGCATAATTCTTTTTTATATATTGATCACTCACATTTCTGTTTAAGTAATTTTTAATGACTAAAATTGCTTTAGCTTCATTCTTTTCTTCCAAAGTCAAAATCATCCCTCCTATATAAAAATAAGGAGGAAATTAATCCCCCTATAAAGTTATAGTCCCTATTCCTAATTCATCTCCATGAGGTAAAGTCGGTAATGCAGTAGCTACAGCCTTAGTGAATTCACCAACTGGGTCTATAGATGTATAAGTTCCAACAAAAATTTTATTATCTAATATTTCAGCAGATTCCATCTTACCATCACCAATTAATTTTACTTCTTCAGCAGTTAATCCATAAATAGTTTCACCTAGAGTTTCGTCACCAAACATAGCAATTACATTTTCAGGGAAGTATCTAGCTGTAGTATAACCTTTCGCACCTTCCTTTTTATACTTTCCTTCATAAACTACTATTTGAGGTAAATCTAATTGAGCTAAAAGCTCATTTAAAGCAGCTAAAGTAACAATCTTATCTGAATTAACCCCATAAATAGCTTTTCTCACACTAGTACAATTGCAAATAGTCTTAACTATTTTTCTAGAAGTTAAAGCTCTTGTTGGTCTTGAACCACTTGCAGATTCAACGGCATCAGCTAACGTTGCTAAATCATCTAATGGAGTATCAGTTAAAGGTGTCTTCCAAGTAAATTTCTTTTGGTTACCTGCAGGAACTTTATAATCAATAGTAACTTTTACTTTATTTTCATTAATAGCAATCTTCCCTGTAGATAATAGCTCCATTCTCATAGCTTCAACTCTAACCTTTACCGCATCTGTC